TATAGCTAACAAAAGAGCATATATTGGTAATGTTAGGATAAATGGAACTGTATATGGAGATAGAATAATTAAAAGTCCTCCTAAACAATATGACAAGTTTCCAGAAGGAAGTATTATCGATACACAAATCGATGATGGTGATGAAATTACACATTTATCAGAGTTTGCTGATAGGTTATTAATTTTCAAAAAAAAAGCTCTATATATAGTAAATATTTCAGGAGCAAAAGAAGCTTTTGAAAGTAAGAATGATTTAAAAGGGGTGTATGGTTCTCCTGCTGTTTGTAGAACAGATTTTGGTGTGGCTTGGATAAATAAACATGGATGTTATTTATATGATGGTAGGGTTATTACTAATTTATTAGAAGAAAAAGGTATGTTAAAAATTAAGCTAAGTGATTGGAATACTGCTTTTGATGGAACAACAAATGCAATAGGATATAATCCCACTAGAAGAGAACTTGTCTTAAAAAGTGATACAACTGGAGAATTTTATATCTACAATTTAGTTACAAAGGGTTGGACTTTTAGCAATGCTTATGGAACAGCTTCTGCTTCAGCGAATATAGATAATTTGCATAATGGTGATTTATTTACAATGGATGCTAGTGAAAATAAAATGTATACTCTACAAACAAGAGCTAGCGCAGCCGCTAATTCCGAAATGCTAACTAGAGATATTGATTTTGGAGACCCTTCAAGAAGAAAAAAGGTTTATAAAGTATATATTAGCTATAGAGGTACTGGGACAAACGTTAATATTAACTATGGTACTGACGGTGGAACTTGTAGTGGTACATTTAATACTTGTAATGCGAATGGAACTACTACAGGTAGTGGTACAAACAATAATCCTTTAGATAGTAGTGATGTAGGAAGTACTACATGGGTTAAGGCAGAGTTAAAGCCTTCATCCGCTATTAATAATATAAATACTTTTCAATTAAAGATATCAGGAACTATTCAAACAGATTTTGAAATTAATGATATCAGCATTGTTTATAGAGATAAAGGTGTAAAGTGATGGAAGATAGAGACGGAAGAGTATTAGATAATAAAAAACAAGATAAACTAAGTATTAACAATAGAGCTCCTAGCATGCTAGAAGGTGCAGAAGGAGATATTGTGGTAGCTAATAGGTTTTTGTATATCAAGGCTAATAATGAATGGTTGCAATTTATTCCTGTTAATAAATCAGGTGATACTATAGAGTTGCCACAATTATCAGATAGCCCTGCTGCTTCAACTGCTTTTGTTACTAAATTACGTGATAAGATTAATGATATTATAGTATTGTTTAAATTAGATTCAGGAGATGTATAATTATGGGAAAATTTGATTTTGGAGGTCATTTTTTAAGTCAAGATGTTGGTGATGAAGCTGCAAGATTTTCAGGCAAAGCATCTCGATTAGCAGGTGCTAAAAAGTCTGGAGCAGGAATAGGAGGCTTGTTGGGAGCTTTAGCTTTAACAGTTATAACTGGAGGCGCAGCTGGCCCATTAGCTCTTGCTATGGCTGGAGGAGCAGGAGGATTACTAGGAAGTAAAATTGGAGGCGCAACATCTGGAGTAAGTCAAGATGATTTAAAGGGTAAATTTTTACAAGGAACCCGTGGTCAATTTAAAAAAGATTTAGCAAAATCAGAGTTTTCAGATGTTTTAAAAGCTGCTACAAGTGCAGCAATGGGTGGTGGTAAATTCGGTAAATTTGGAGCAGGTTTTAAAGATTCCTTTGTAGCAGGAGCAGGTGAGGGTGTTAAAGGAGCTATTCCGGGACTTCAAGGAGGAGCCCCTTTAGTAGGTGGTAAAGTTCCTAGCTTTGGTCAAAAGCTTTTAAGAGGTTTTAAACAAGGTGGTAAAAATGTACTTGGTGGGGGACAATTTGGATTAAATGAAGCGAATATGGGAGCTTTTGGCTTAGATAAAATGCCCGGTACGCCTGATTTTGGCCCTCAATTACCAGATGCTACTAATACTGTAATTCCAGGTGTACCTGCAAATAGTAATACTATGGCAAGTGACTTAGTTAATTTAAATACAACACCTACAACAGCTATTCCTGATGCTTCTTCGGTTAAGACGAATTATCTTCCAGCTGCTCCCACTCCGAATCAAAGTTGGATGACTGACCATCAAGCTCTTTATCAAGGGCCTCATGGATTAAAAGGGGAGATACCTGAGGGATTACAAAGCTTTATGGGTAATATTGATGATTGGGAATATAAATCGGGTAAAGATGGCTTATTAAGTATGTATAGTCCTACTTATGGCACTCCTAGTCATATGCAACAATTATGGGGTACAGATGAATGGAACGATTGGTTTCCATCTGTAAAATAAAAAGGTATAAAATATGAGAATAAATTCACTACTACAAGCAGGAGTAACAAACAGACAAAGAAAGCGTTCTAAGCAATCTTATCCTACTAATTTATCAGGAAATATACCTGGTACTAATATTGGACGTGGTGAAGGGTTATCTGGATGGAAGAATCTTGCCAGACAAGGAAGAAGAGGAGATTCAGCCTTAAGGGA